TTGTAGCACGTTCTTCCTTTCTAGCCAACTCTACATAATATTGCACTAAATTTCTTACTCTATCTTTGAATGCCTCTGCTTGCAATCGTATGGGTTCAGGAGCCTCATCAGAAATATACATTATTTTATTTGCCGCCATATCAGCTATTTGATCGTTAGATAAGCCGCCATTATCAGACGAAACAACATTAACTGATCCTACTGATCCAACATTAACTTCAAACATGATCATGTCTCCCAAAAATAATCGGCTCACTTTCAACAGGCTCTGGAGGTTCGACTTTTGATTGTTTTGTTATCAAAAGACTTCCATCTTGAACTGTTTGAACCAATGGATCATTTAATCTATGATAACCATACAGCTTTTCGTTATCTGGAACATTCGTATCCAATAAACCTGAACGATGAGCTACCTCTATTTTAATTCCTTTTGAAATTGCTATGGCACACCAGAACTCAACACAGGCCCTGCCTGACTCAGCCATATTTACATTTTTATATGTAAAATCTATTCCATATAAACATATTTTAGTGACTTTTTTCCATATAGCATAAGCCATCGCATAGGCTACAGTGTTATTAAAATAACAAACACCTACGTCTTTTACGACTTTTTCTAATGGGTATAGCTCTATAGCTGGATAATCTTTATGTTGAATACAGGAGTAAATTGGTACTGTATTCTTTTCAAGAAACTCTCTTGCCACACCAGTTTGAGATCCTGCGTTTTCTGTGTCTATAAATCGAGACACGGGATCCATCATAAATGTTTTATCAACATGAAGTATTGCACCTATGCAATTTATACCCCATACCTCATCAAAATCTTGAGAGGCAATCCGCGCAGATATGTAATCAGCGTAGCTGCCACCAAGCCCAACAATGGCTATTTTCATGTTTTGTTTGCCCTTACTAACCCTTCACGATATGCGTCTGTGTTTTCAACGCCACTAGCATAATTTTTCAATCTGCCAATAGATTCAGTATATCTAGCTATATAAAGTTGAAGTATGTCAGTCTCACCTTTCATAAAGGTGTATGCTTCAATTAGAGAGCCGTATAATAACGTATTAGGAGCGTTCTCGCTCAACCAAGTTGTGGTTGTATCTGCGCTTGTAGAAACAACAGTTCCTGTGGCTCCGCTTGTACCCCCTGTAACAGTCTCACCAACCGTTAAATCATTACTTGGTATAACAATAATCATAGTGGTGCCACTTGGCACTGAGTTTACAGTTGTGCTTGTGCCGCTGGTGCCTCCAGTAATTGTTTCGCCAGCAACAAATGTTCCGCTAACACTACTAACAGTAAGTGTAAATGTGCTTACTGTTAAACTGTCTGGTCTGTAAAAATAATGTAATTCAGACGAAATAGCTGCATTAGGAACTGGTGCAAGAATAAAGTTTTGAAAATCGTAAAGAGCATAATATTTTGGAAAACCAGTTGCTCCTGTAGGATTAAACTCTTGTATGAAATTAACATCTTTTAATAACAAAAATTCTTTAGTACCAGAATTAGTCATGCTCAAACTAAAAGAAGCCAAATAATCAGTTGGTACTGCTAGGAATTGATTGCCAGAAGTAGTTGTTCCAGTAACATTCTTACGAAAATAATCTAAATCAACTTCTTTAAGAATTTTCTCTTCTGCATTATCAATAAAAACACTTAAATTGTTTTTAAACGTAGACTCAGTGTTTTCTGTCCAATCTTGAATAGCAGTTTTCAATGTTGTGTATGTATAACTCATGGTGTGTTTGCCTGCCAGCCCATTCCACTATGATTAGTGCAATAGTAATACAATGTTGGTGCGCCAGAAGCCACTGTTATTTGTGTGTAAGCCCCAGAAGAGCCTGGTGTTCCGCTTGTGGTTACACCAGTCGTGTATTCAGATCCACCCCCATGTGTGCCATTAGCAGTTGTGCTAAAACGTAAAGGATGACCTGAATTAGAAGAATCACTTTGATCAAACCTATAAGTGCTGCCTTCTGATAAACTTAACAATACATCCGCTGTGGCAGTAGATCCATTAATAGCAAATTTATTAGCAGATCCTACATTATAATACGGATGATTTATAGGATTACCGCCAACCACAGTTACTGTGTAAGTCGCTGCAATAGTAACACCGCCAGTGCCAGAAGCCGTAACAGTGCCAACAGACCCTGTTCCTGTAACCCCTGTAATTGTTGCGCTAGTTGGCGTAATAACACTACCGCCAAGAGTAACAGTGCCAATTTGCCCTTGCATTGCAGGAATTGAGGATTGAAACAATAATGTTATTACATCAAATGTTGGAAAAGAAACCGTAACACTAACTATATTATTAGTATCTGGACGAGGATCTCTTAAAGCCTCGGCATCTATGGCGCGGCGGACAGGTTGTATTTGAGGATGTTTTTCTTCGTACTCATCTTTTCCTACGAGTAATCCGTTCCATTCTTTACGCATATCACGCAGTCTGTATCGGAAACCAGATCTGTCAGAAATACCATAAGCATTTTTTCCAACAGCGTATTTACCCATTATGCTATCCTGTAGAATTGAAGATTAGGACTCACGCTAAATGAAGCTCTATCACGATCTTCTGCTTGAGCCTTATCAAACTCCTCATCATATATTGTTTTTAACAACTGTATTCTATCTGGAGCTTTCTTAATAGATAAGTAATAAGCAAGACCAGCCGCTAAACAAGGATAAAAACGAAAAGGAACCTCCACTGTATTAGTAAAAGTATCAGCGTCATCAATCCTTGTTAAACAGTCGTAAATCAAGACATCTGTGTTGTTTTCAGGAGTAGGCCATATTTTTATTGCAGGTGTAATTTGTCTATCAACAAAAAATTGAGATGGCCTAGCTTCAGTTGTCTTTGAATTAATAGAAAGATAGGTATCTCTACTTATTCGACTCATGGATAGATCAGAACCTTCACGCCTTACTACCATTGACAAAACATCTATAACGTCCGCATCAAGATTATAACTTGATGTTCCTGATGTTAATGCTTGCGTTCTTTGAGCTATAGTCCACTGATTCAAACCACGATTAGCCCAATCAGCAAACATTAAATTCAAAGAACGCTTTGCAGTTTTTAAGTCATAACCTGTTTTAACCTCCAAGCCACAACGCTCAAAAGCCTCCTCAATGTAATCACTTACATCAAGTTCAAAATCAGTTGACCCTGAAACAGCCATTACTTCTTCTTCTTCTTCTTAGCTGCTTTTTTAGCGGCACCACCGCCCTTCATTCCTTTAGGCTTTACCTTGCCTCCGCCCATCATGCCCATAGCCATAGCCTTGCGAGGAGAAACTTGTTTAGCTGCACCGCCGCCCATCATCTTTTTTGGGGCTACTTTTCCACCACCACGCATACGCTTTGCAGCTTTTTTAGCAGCACCTCCACCCTTCATCTTTTTAGGGGCAACAGTGGCTCCACCACCACGCATACGTCTAGCTTTTTTCTTCGCACCTACCATTGTAATGTCTCCTATATCGGCGGTTTAATATTAAATTAACATAATCATCACGATCATAGTTTTCATAGTATCCCATTTTTTCTAGCTTTTGACTAGCATCATCTAACTCTGACAACTTTTGAACAAAAATCATTGTAAAATCTGTTTGAAAAGCAAGCAACCAAACATCCATTTTATTTAAAGCAAACCATTCGTTCATAGCTACACAAGCTGATTCTACTTCTTCATACGTCTGTGAAGGCTCCTCCTCTATACATATTACAACAGAATATTGGGGATCAAAATTTTTACATTCTAAAGATACTTTATTCCATAAATCTTGCCTATCATGACACTCAACTATTTTTAATTTATTGTCTATATATGCCCTTTTTGCATAAGGACATGGAGCAAACCCAGAATCTGGATCAACTACGTTAAGTTCGTTCATTATCCAGTTTTCGATAATGTCTGTTATTTTTTCCTTCTCTTTAATGACTTCACCCTTCTTGGCTTACCTGCTGGTTGCCCAAGCCTTTTCTTTTGCGATACCCTGCTACGTTTTTCCGCCGCTGTCATTTCTTTGGTTGTTTTGGGAGTTTTAGAGGAGATACGTTTGGTGGGGCGGCAATATGGAGTACCCCGTTTTTCACCTTTGCGACGCCCACACGGTTTCCCCGTGGAAACGTCCTTCCAGTCTTCCTTAAACCATCTTTTGAGTGCCAACCCACTTTTGGTTTTCCTCACTGCCATCTACTACCTTGCCCCTTTTGCAATAGAAATCATCATTATAAAAAACAAACCTGCTGAGACTATAACTACTCCTATAACTAAAAGCGCGGTTTTTACATTTTCTTCTGTTTCTCGCGCTTTTCTCATTTGCTCTCTTCTAGCTATAGCAGCTTGCTCTCTGGCCTCCTGAATACGTCTTGCCCTCTCATCTACTATGCTTCTCCAAGTTCCAGGGCCAAAACGCATGTCCACCATAGTGGCTATTTCTTGCATTTGCTCTTGAGCTAACTTAGCGTCTATAATTTCTCTGGCAACATTACCTACTCCAAACTGGTCTCCTACTCCTACACCAGACCTTTTGTTACGTTTTTGCTGAACCTGTTTTTCGCCTTCAAAAAGATTATCGATATATCCAGCGATTTCAGATACATCATTAGCCGTTCCAATGGCGCTTTTAATGCCATCGACTGCACTTTTAAACAATGCGAATCCTGCTAGAGCAGTCGAAATTGGTTCCATTTTTTCCCTATAGGTATTTAGTTGCTTTTCTTTTGCCACTCATGACAACACCACAACCTCTAGCAATATTAGGATTACCAGATGGTCGCTTTGCCCTTGTGACTGCCCCTCCATTGTTCATTGTAACTACACCACCAAGAGCTTTCTTCTTGGCTTTTTTCTTCTTACCACCAGTGCCATAGTTAGCGGCACCCACCTTTCGACATTTTGCAATAGCCCCACTAGCATAAGCACTTGGGAATACTCTATAACGGGCTTTTACTTTATAATAACAAGCGTCTTTAGGCATTTTTTTTGCTCCTTCGTAAAGACTCTTTGCCCCTCTTAAAAATATTTACCACTTCACTTTTACCCATAACTTTGGCTCTTTGTTCACCAACAGTCAATATTTGTATCTTTCTAGCAAAAGGTTTGTTTATCTTTTTAACTTTTGCAACAGTGGCTTTAGCATCAGAAGGAGTTGCAAACTTTATTCTTACCGTATCCTTTGGATTTTCATCCGTATACAGTCTTCTACCACTTTTTTTAGGCTTCTTCCCAGTGCCAACTTTAGGATCTTTTCTTTTTACCATTTACAATACTTTTTAATGTTTTTGCTTGTCCAGCATGAAGTTTACTAGCTTTTTTTAAGCCTTTTATAACCTTTCTTACTTTTTTATTTTTAGCCCTTGTGAGTGTCATTACTTCCTCTTCTTTCTACCAGCACAGTGCGCTCTTTCACTAAATCCTTTAGGTCTTTTACAATTTATTGAACGCTTTCGTTTTGAACTCCACTTTTTCTTTTGTGGCGGACTGGATATCTGTTTGCTCATTGAGCCTCGCGAGATTGCCATCATATGTTCTCCCTGTGAAATCCTCCCACATGGGTCTAATCATTTCATGAAGTTGATCTATTTTTTCATTATTGGCATCAATTTTTAATGCCATGACAGCTACATTTTTGTCCACAGTAATGAGAGTTGTTGAGATCCATGTAAGACCAGTTACACATGCACCTATAAAAGCAACGAAGATCGTTCCTGCTATAAAATTAGCACTTAACATTTCCATCTTCTCCTTGCCTGACGCAAACGTGAGTTTGGGTTCTTTGCTGCTTTTGGAAATTTTTTCATCTGACCAGCAGATCTAGCGCAAAATGATTTACGTCTTTTTGCTGCTTTACTACCCTTTTTAACTTTGCCAGTAACAGCAGTCTTTAACTTACTACCCGGATTATCTCGTCTATATCGAGCAACACCAGCTTTAGTCATTCCCGCTCCAGATTTAGTGGAGCGGAAATACTTTTTTGTTTTAGGAGGTTGTTTATCCCTCGCACGAGCCATTTTAATAGCTCTTTCTCACTTGCATAATAATGGTGTATGTATCAGCAGAAGAATGACCTACAGTCGTGAACATGATGTCACCTGTAACACCAGAACTAGCTGGATTAGTCAAACCACCAAAACTGGTGTAATCATGGTGACCACTTTGATTTTCACCTAACTCAATACAAAAATCATCAGTTGAAGCATCAAATAAAATTTTGACCTTCATGCCATTACATTGCCACCAAATCTTTTCTATAGTCGCTCTAGCGCAAGCTTGGCCTACGGCGTTGTTAGATAAAGCAGACACATCTACTTTTTTTACAGCGCTTTCTCCAGAACCATCAGAAATATTAGTGAACTTTAATACAGCAGTTTTTTCACCATCAACAAGCGTCTGTGATGTTACAGCATCCGCCATGTTAATCTCCCTCTAGTAAACAGAGTACTCTAGTTCAACAGTAAATCTTCCAGCAGTCACATCAGCGTTTACAGTGGTTGTGGCAGCAGCATAAAGATGAGTGCTTGCGATAGCCGCAGTTATGTTAGGAACAAAGATATGATAATTTCCGGCTGTATCATTGAAATTAATATCAATCTCAGTGATTGATTGAGTTGCACTTAACTGTTCATTGAAGGAAGTAACTCCAGCACCTACAATTTCTGTACCAGAAGAAACTGCTGCATTAGTGGCTGTGCCACTGGTTGCACTCAACTGTAAGCTTCCAACTAAAGTTTGACCTGCTGCCGTTGTAATCCCTATTAAAGCTCTATGTATGAAAAACTTTGTAGGAGTTACAAGACCATCCGGTGCATCTGTGTTTAATGTGCCTAGTTCTACTAGAACATCGCCATCAGCATACGCCGTGCTAGCTGCATTTGTTCCAGCCAAAGAACCCGCAAATGATTGAATCTTGCGTGTTCCCATAGAGACAAGCTGACCAGTAGCATTTACAGAATAGCCTGTTTGAGTAATTGCACCAGTGGTGCCATTTTTATTGGTTACTTGGAAACCGCCCTCGGAACGGACTGGTCCAGTAAAAGTAGTTGTAGCCATTTTGATCTCCTGTCGTGGCTAGTGTCAGATCCACCTTGAATCTGTCAGGGATAAAAAAACTATACATGAAAAAAGAAAGGGCGGCAACTGCCGCCCTCTCTAAATAAGTACAATTGTACGTTACGCACCTGGAGAACCAAATACACAACGAGGATCACTGAACCCAAAGCTGTAACGCTCACGAGCCTTGAAACGCATGTTGCCAGTATCGAAGTCAGCTTCCATACCAGTTGACATTGGTGTTCGCTCAAAATGCTTGAAACCGTTAGGAACATCAGTTTTGATGAAGAACGCATCTGTATCAGTTAAAAAATGATTAACAGTGTATCCTTCAGGCAACATTCCCATGTTTCTATGAGCGTTCACATCATTATCTGCGGTTCCTGGACGAAGTGTTGATTCCATAATTCTATCAGCTACAAACTGAAGTTGTGGAGGTACAATCACTTTCATACCACGAAGAGCAATAATCATATTGCGCTCATCAACAAATGTTGAAATGTCAATCAAAGCATTCTCAAGAGAAGTTTCATTGAGATCAGCAGCGGTTGATGGCTCATTACGCAATGTACCACCACCAGCTAATGGATGGTCGGTAGCACAAAGCTCTTTTCCATCACCGCCAGTAAAGCTGCTGTTAAACGCATTGTTTAACACAGCGGCTGCTTTAACCTGCTTTGTATGAGCCATAGAACGTGCAAGAGCCTTTGTGTAACGAGCGCCAAGGCGATCGTAAAGGTTGTCTTCCATTGCCTCTTCAGTTAACGCAAACGCAAGAGAAATTGTCTCATGCGTATAACGTGCTGTGTAAGCTTCTGAAGCGGAATCAAAAACAACTCCAGCACCTTCTGCTTTGGTGTTTGCATTTCCAAAACCAGTGATCATTACCTCTTCTTCAAATGCTCTATCTGAAGCTTCAGTTTCATAGATTTCAGCATGCTCGGCTTCATAACGATCATATTCCATTCCGAATAAAGCGTTTAGGCCGGGTTCTAGCTCTTTCGCTAGTTGGGCGCGAGAAATAGCCATTGATCAGCCTCCTTATGCTAATCCAGCGCCTTTAACGCCGAATACATGGTTTTGAATAACGCATAGAACATTTGTCGCGTCAGAAGATACATCATTATTTTCTGGATCTTCAGAAATGTCTATCACCTTGAGTGACAAAGTTGTACCTGTGCCACCGTCAGCCACATTCAACTCGGCTCCTGAGATACCAGTTGTTGTGCTTCCAGCGGAAGTGTAAACAATGTCAAAGTTGCCAAACAAGTCAGCAACTGGGAATGCAGCATTACACTGAATTTCAAAGATGACCATGGGATCATCAATGATAAAAGCAATAATGTCATCAGCATTAGTGCTTGCAGGATAGAAGTTTGAAAACTTCTGTTCACCTGTTGTTGGATCAGTGAACTGACATCCATTAAACACACCAACGATTGGCACGGTGCCACCATCAGCGTGAACTTCAATTCCACCACCAGTTACTTGTGCAACCATATCTCCTTGGAAAATGGCTGTTCCGTAGTTAGCGGCGATACGATAACGGCTTTGCCCACCAGTATAGGGTGTTCCCCCTATTCTTTTAACAGGGCGCATGCCGAATGCGGCATCATTATTCGCCATGATCTAGTCTCCTTGACTAACTGTCCCCTCCCTTTGGTCCACCAAAGGATACGGAAGAGGAGCGTTGAGGTTTTAGCTTAGGCATGTTTGGATTGTTTTCACGCATCCAATCACGATCTACAGCTTCCATTTGATTTTGCGTCACATTTTCATAGTGAGCAGATCTTTGTTCCACGATTTCTTCGGGGATTCTGGCTAAAACCAATCCTCCTACGCCAATCACGCCAGCGTTTTTTCCTTCGTCCAAAACAGGGGCATCAAAGTCAGGATAATCTTCGGCTCTCACAAGCTCCCATCCCTCTCTACGCCTCTTATGTACGTTATTCTTGTCATCGTAGCCCATTACAGACTCACGGATCCAACGGTGTTTGTAGCCTACCGGGGCTTCAGGTGCCTCCAAAGTTGAAGGTGGTCGCCAATCTGCAACTCTCGCTGTTTTTTCACGGGTTTGCGAATCCCTACTTGCACGATCAGTCATTTGACCTTCCTCTCTAGTTTTGCAACTTCTTTTGCATACCTCTCAAGAGGTATTTTCATTTTAGTAGCAAAAGCTACTTGACCCGGTGTTAATTCCACCGTCTTTTTCCGCCCAGTTTTACTTGATGACCGTCCATTGGACGCAGGGGCAACGGTTTGAGCGCTTTGCCTTTGCTCCTGAAACTTGTGAGGCATTTCTTGACGCATACGCCTGTCAATCTCTGCGTAATACTCGTCAGAAGAAGGATCAAATCCTTCTTGAGCCACTAATTGTTCGTGCAACGCTGTGGCTCCACGAGTCATAAACATGTCAGTGCCAAACCACGAATTCTTGCTCATCCAGTTTTTAAGTTTTGGATCAAGTTCTTGTTGCTGTGGTTGAGCAACTTGTTGAGGAATTTGCTGTTGAGCAGGTGCCTCTGCTTGCCTCTGTTGACGATTTTTTTGAATACGAAGACGTTCTTTTTCAATAGCCAAACCAGAAATAACTTCTTGAGCCTGTGCCATTTTTTCCATATCGCCATTGTCATAAGCCTCTTGAAGCATTCTTTTTGCAGCAGCAGCTTGACTTTCTACACGACCATCATATTCAGCAATGTAACCCTGATCTAACTGGGCTATACGTTGTTTCATCTCTTCATTTTGTTGTTGTACTTGCTGTGCGTAAGTGTACGCAGCCTCTGCCTCTTCAAGAGCCTGTTTACGCTTTGCAGTTAACTGATTAATTCTTTTCTGAACATTCTCACTGTAGTTTTCAAGCTCTGAAGAATCTTCTTCCTGTACAATTGTACTGGTTTTTTCTTCAGGCTCTTCTTGTGCAGCCTCAACTTTTTCAGAAACTTCAACTTCTTGAGACTGGTCATCGTCTATTTCAAAGGAAACAGTTTCTTGTTCAGCTTCGTTTTTCACTAATTGTTCTTGTTGCATCATATGCTCCTGTTCTGGACTATACATAAGAAATATCAGCGGGGTCAAGTATTGTGGCTATGACATTATCGTCATTTATAAGCCTAACTTCTAAACCGTCCACTTTAAATCTATTTCCAGCATATCTGCCCATTAATACCCATGATTTATCTTCACACCAAGCCCCTGTTGGGAATTTATTGGCATCACAGTAAGCATCTGGCCCCATCTTTACAACATAAGCTGCAACAGTTGCATGATTTTCACGTTCACGAATAGTTTCGGGAATAATAATACCCCCAGCAGTTTTCTGTTTCATGTAATAGGGAATAACAAGCAGCCTATAACCTACAGGATTAGGCAACCTATCAATAGCAGAAGCCTCCATCTTAGATGGGTCTTCTGTATTTTTTTTGTTTTCTTCTGGAGACTCAAAACCCTTTGATATTGCTTTTGGCACTTCTGAAACTGGGGGTTTTGATTTTTGTTTATTTGCGTACCTGTCTGGCACGAATAGTTTTTTAGCCATCTTCTAGCTCTATGCCTTTCATCGCGGTCTTTATATGTTCCTCACATTGAGTCAAGCCGCGTATTTGACCCACCATGAACCGATAGTCGGAGTGATCCTCTATCGCACCATCCGCAAGACGCTGTGTATAATCAGCCTTGTCTTGACGTATGTTCTTTAACAAATATTCCGCAAGTGTAATTGCGTCCATTATTTCTTTCCAAAAAACTTTGTTGCTGCCCGTGTTCCAAAGCTTGCGCTCACAATAACTCCAAGCGTATATTGATAGTACTGCGGCATGGCCTCAAGAGCCGCAAAACCCTCTGACACTATTTGCCTACCCCAATCACCACAGAAAGCTAGGATAAGCGGGATACTGAACAAAATTGTAATCCATTCATCTTTCCAACTATGTGCAGAAGCATCCGCCATTTTAAGATCCCAGTCAATCTCGCCTGTGGCTTTCTTCTCCATAATGACTGCTTCAGCCTTGGCTTTCGCAACCTTTGCGCCAGCTTCCGCCTTTGTCTTTTCGACTTTACCCTCTAGCCATGTGCCAGCTAAAGAGGAAATAGGACCAATAAGTGCCTGTATCATTTCACTATCCTCACAATATAATTTGTGCCGTCTGCGTTCTTCGATATCTCAACCGTCTTGTTTTCACAAGCATATCGAACAGAAGTTGATTTCTTATAGAGATTACGTTCAATGGTTCTCTTTGCCTTGAGACATTTGGCGATTTGCTCAAAAGCTGTATGTTCTGCAACATCACCACTCATGTATAATATCAATGTAATTGTCTCAATTACCACGTTGGGCGTTCCTTATCTTCTCAATCTGTGCCTCAATATTAGTTAACCGCTTTTCGTAAAAATCCAAAGTTAATTTTTGTTGCTGATCATGTGGAGCGCGACCCTCATCTATCTGCTCCTGTAACTTTGCAAGTTGCTCAGACAAGTGCTCAATGAGCATAAATTGCTCAGAGTCTGCCGGAAGCGATCCCATCTCGCCCCTCGGCCATTTAATCCTAAATTCTGTATTCATTCCCAAATCTGTTTCCATCAAAAGTATCTTATTCTCAATGGTATTAAGGCGTTCTATAATCCCAAAATAAGCCCACGTACCAATGGCGGCCCCGACAACCATAGCAATAAGATTGCGTATTGGCATGGAGAGTTCTGTGTTTTCACTTAGCTTTGTTGCCATCGTCTATCCAAACAAATACCCGCAAAAGAATGAAAAAAGCCATAGAGGCGGTAAAAGGTAAAACATCACTCAACACCCATTATACGAGACAGGCCAAACACCTCCATAAGCATAAACGTAAAGAACAGTAGCAAAACACCACCGGCTATCAGCTTACCACTAAAATTAGTAGATCCTATTCGTATGGCTATAAATTCA